TCCGCCACCGCCACCACCGGCTGAAGGGTCAGGGTTTCCTGTTCCTCCTGGATTTCCTTCAGGTGGATTGTATCCTCCTGCATTACCACTTCCTGGTCCATTGTTAGGTGTAGGTGTGTTTTGGAATCCTCTTCCTCCTCCACCACCAGATCCCCCTGGTTCTCCTGGACCTCTAGGGTTTGTATTTTGTCCTGGCGGGTAAGGTCTATTTCCACCTCTTCCACCTCCAGTAGCAGCAATTGGAGTTGCAGATCCAAAAGTAGATCCACCTCCACTTGAATTTGTATATGGGAATGGTCCATCTCCTGCTCCACCAGATCCAACACTTACTGGAACAGAACTTGCTGGTAGAGGGTGAGATGCAAAATATCTAACACCACCTGCTCCGCCACCACCACTTTTGGTAGCTGCTCCTCCGCCTCCAGCGACTACTAATAACTTACATGTTGTTGCAGTTCTATTAAAAGTTCCTGGTGAATTAAAAGTTGTTACTAAATCATTAATGACAGGATCGTTATCTGGTCCTACTAGTCCACCTTGATTATCAAGATTGTTTTGACCTGTTTTATTAAAACCTGATACTAAAAAATTTCTGTTACTCATATCTTATTCTGGTTCTCCTTCCCAAACTATCCAAGTATTAGTTGAATTATCATAATACTTCTTTACATCTACTCCGTCAATAATTCTGTGACCTTGATAACGATTTCTTTCTGGAAAAAATCCCCATATTACACGATCTGCAGGAATACTATCCTCTGGATAAGGTAAACTTCTACCTTGATCATCGACTATTGGTTCAGGTACGTTTGGAATCCAAAAATTATTTTCATCTAAATGAAATAAGTTTGCATATTTTTCTGGAAGTTCACCAAGAAATTTATCTGCAGTAGAGTGACCCATCCAATCTTCAGTAAAATATTTTGCGCCTGCTCCTGCGTATCTACCTCTTTGAGAAGAATCTTTCCAAGTTTGTTTCCAAGAAACACCATCGGTAGTATGAGTTAAATTAGATTCACACCAAGCTTCATTAGTTGCATGATCGCCTGGAACTACATTATCATCGTTTACAATTTGAACTTGTATTACGATATTTTCAGAGTCTAGTTCAGCAAAATAAGCCATAATCTCTATGACCTCTCATTAACTTAACTCTTCGTAATTTATTGTAATCACTAAGTCTGATGCTGCGCTAGCTCCACCTTCGATATTGTCTCCCTCTTCTAAATAAAGAGCAGAGTTTTTATCAATTACTACTAGTGAAGAATCTGCTGGCACGTTGATTGTGCTAGCAAGAGCTATAGGTGAACCACCACTTTTAGTTATAAATACTGAAGTAGTTGCAGCGTTTGTTCCATCGATATTGGCTACAAGAATATTATTTATTTTAAATACTTTTCCTGAAGATGAACCATTTGCAAGAAGTTCAGTTGTTAAAGTTGTGTCTAAAGCTGCTTGAGTAGACTTTGCAGTTATTGTTGATATGTTAGCTAGATTTGGTGCTGCCATAATTTATTCTCCTTAATTTCCTTTTACCCGAAAATGAAAGCCATTGCAATAGCTTTTCCTACGGTTGATATTTGTTGACCACCAGCTTGAACTTGACCAGAGCCATTTGGTGCTAAATTTATATTACCATCTGCACCATCCGTAATAGTAATACTTCCTGAGTTAGTCCCAGAATTAGTGTCTAAAACAAGGTCATGCGCACCACTTGTTGTTAATGTAGCTGCAGCTGCACCTGTACCGATAACAGTCTCTCCAGTTCCTTTTGGAACAAGGACCATGTTAATATTAGAATCTCCACCTGTGGCTGAAATTGAAGGTGAGTTACCTGTTGCAGCATTTGTAATATCAAATTGGTTTACTGCAGATCCAGTTGTTTGAAATATTATTTGTTCATTACCATTTTCATCATTGATTCCATGTGCGTCATCAAATGCAATATTAAAATCGTTTGTATCTAAATCACCACCAAGTTGTGGAGAAGTGTCATCTACAACATCACCACCAAACTCAACAGTAACTATGTTTGGATTTGTTCCATCATCTGCTTTTGCATAAGCAATAACAGTTTTACCATTTGCAACAGTTGCACTTGTTCCTGAACCACTAACATATTTAAATACTACGTTTTGAGATCCAGAAGTTCCATTTTTTAAAAGATACATTTGTTGAACGTCTAAAGGTATTGTAACGTTTCTTGATGCTGTAAGTGTACCAGTAAATTCTATTACTCTGTGTGCAAGAGTTGCACCAGTTGATCCATCTGAAACAGATAGAGTTGTGTCTCCTGAATCAGATACAGCTTGTGAAGTAGTACCACCAGCTATTTGTTCAATAATTTCTAAATTAGTATTAGTTTTAGTTCCCCATGTACCAGCGTTTTCACCGGTTGCTTGTTTCTCTATTCCTAGAGGTGTATATGTTGAAGCCATAATTTTATCTCCTATGCTACGTCACTATAACTTGTATTTGACCCAGTTGCAACATTTGTATACGATGAATTTGAACCAGTGTCAATGTTTGAATATCCTTGAATTCCAAAGCCTGAAGCAGTGCCAAATGCAGCAACAGAGGCTGTTGCAGATTGTCCTGTTAATCCCATTACATCTGCAGGAGCTATTGATCCTACAGAAAATGTGCCTGTTACACCAGCTAATCCTACAGCCATATCAGCGACAGTTACTGATCCAACAGATAATGTAGATGAAACTCCGGTTATATCAATAAGTTCTACTGGAGCAACATCAACATCTCCAACACTAGCTGTTGCAGATACACCTGATATACCAACTACATCTGCAGGAGTTATTGTTCCTACACTAAATGATGCAGATTGACCTGTTAATCCTACGGCTATATCATCAACGGTTACTGATCCAACAGAAGCTGTTGCAGATTGTCCAGATAAAGTTCCTGTAAAATCTATTTTTGCAGTTGGAGAATCAAGAGTAGATGTAATAGATTGTCCTGTTACTCCAACAACATCAGCAGGCGATAAAACAAAAGTATTCCAAGCTTGTGGTTCTCCCCATGCACCATTATTCCAAGCACTACCAGTTCCAAGGAATGAATTTATTGCATCAGGAGCTGTTATTTCAAAAGTTATTCCTGATTGTCCCCAGTTTTCATCTCCCCAACCATCTTGTCCCCAACCTGCTGCTATTTGTGCAGAAACAGAAACAGTTCCTAAAGATAAACTTGCGGATTGTCCAGTTGGTTTTACAACTGGATCAAAACTTTCACCCCATGGTTCTTCACCCCATTCATCTCTACCCCAACCTTGTTGAGCTGCAGCAATAGGTGTACCAAGAGAAAGTGTTGCGGATTGTCCAGTTAATATTACTAATTCATCAGTAGCCTGGCCCCATGAACCACCAGTATTCCAAGCATCAGCACCCCAACCACTTGCAATAGCGTCAGTTGTTCCCCAACGACCAGTTCCCCAGGTAGTACCTGACTCGTTCCAAGAATTAGCCATAAGGACTTACCTCCTTATGCTAATCTTATGATTGCGTTAGTTGCGTCAGCTGTTGGAAATTGAATTGTAAAAGTACCAGATGATACAGTTTTGTCACTACCAAAAGCAATTACTGCAACTGCTTTGTTAGATGCCGATGAATTATAAATTAATGCACCATTAGCTGTAAAAGATGCGTCTGTGAAACTTACATCAGAAAAATCACAAAGCGCAGTTGTTCCAGAAGTTGTTGGAGTTACGCTTGTTAATGTTGCACCACCTGATGTGTATGCAGTCCCAGATGAATTTGTAATTTCATTAGTAGATGAAAAAGCTGTTGTGCTAGCTCCTAATGTAGCTGAACTTGTGTACAAAGCTATTTTAAAAGTATTTCCTGTAGTTGCTGTAAAGTTGTGTGTTCCAACTAAAAGCTCTTGTTTAAAACTTGTGCATACTGCCGATGTTATTGCCATAATTTATCTCCTATGGGTTTGCCGAAGTTACCGGTATTCTAACAGTTCCATCAGTATAGTCATCTCTTCGTCTTCTACCGACTTGTTCATTAGCAAACTTTTGTACTTCTTGTTTATATTTATTTTCATATAAAGTCAACATATCTATGGGCCCTTTTAAAAACCCATATGTCTCCGATAAACAACAATATAATAGCCCATTTGGAAAGTTAAGGCTAATATAATTTGTATCATCATTTTCTAATAAAGCTGGGGCAGCATTATAATGAACCCTAAATTTATAAGTTGTATCAGGCACAGGAGCAAACATCATTCTTCCTGATGTGGTATCAGATTCTCCTGTAGCACCACCAAACATAGCATAATATTTAGGTTGTCCCCTTTTAGCCGATGCTGTTGATGATATGTATTCTTGAAGATAGGTAACATCTTTTTTTTCCAACCATACATTAGGTCCAGTTATTGCTGAAGTAGAATCATACACTTGTATTCCTCTAATAAATACAGCACCCGCTGGAGCGTTAATTGTTTCTTGCCCCGTAACTAAATTACCTGATTGTTGTTTTCTATCAGCATCTATGGGCACATCTCTGAATATTCTGTATTGTGCATTTAATATTATGTTTTCTAAAACACTGTCTGATAACACAGTTGAATCTACCTCTGTATAACTTCTAATTTGTGTTTTTAATCCTGATGCACTTAATCCAGCCATTACGCCACTATCTCCTGACAAAGAGCACAACTTTTCTTAAATCTCTTATGTCCAGAACAATGTTCTGGTTTATGAACAGGGATTTCTGGTTCTGGCACTTTAAGATATAATTCTGCATGTTCGTCCATATCCTCTGGACACTGACATGCTTTAATACCAATTATCTTACAAAATAAATTTTTAATCCATTTAATCATGCGCTTAATGTAATTGGCCCTACTGAACAGCCAACTCCTCCTCCTTTAATATTACCAATTGTAGCAGTATCTGTGTCAACTGTAAAATGAAAAAAATTTGCAGTTGAATAGTCTGTTGTAACTCTTGCACCATCTTTGTATTGACCTGTAGTTATTGCATAACCAGCCGCTTTTGCAATGTTGGCACCTGTAATACCATCAAAACTTCCTGGATTATTAAATTGAAAAGTCCCACCTCCAGATGTAGTCAAGGCAGATGGACCTCTAAATCTGTATGTTGTTCCATTTGTTAAACCATGACCTGGTGCAGTTACATTTATTATTCTTGATCCTGATGAAAGAGTTTCAAATGGATTTTCTGGTAAAGCATATGGAACAGAACTTTCTGTTCTATCAGGTCTAACATTACGTAAAGATATAGAATCACCGTTCATTGGTTTTGGTTCTAATTGTGGTTGCTTTGGTTCAAACTCAGATACATGCACAAAGGACCCATTCCATTCTCTTACCATTTCTCTGTAAGGAAATTCCATACCAGATCTATCTGATATTGCTTTTGCGTATTTACCTGTTGCGTATTTTGCCATTATTTTCTTGTAAATATTTTATAACCTTTTCTTACTGCTTCATCATCTAAAGGTTTATTTTTATATTGATTTATTAATTTTTTAAATTTTTTTTTTGCATCTATCAGTTCCGGCGATAGTTGTATTTTTCTAATTGGTTTATTGCTGCCCATGTTAAATTTTTTTCTCATTATGATCCTGGGTAATATGCTTTAGGCGTAATGTGTGTGCTTGAAGCTGACCCGTCCTCCGCTAGTGCTCTTGCTAATTCATCCTCATAAACTAATTTCATGGGTTGAATTAACTGTGGTTGATATTTTTGTGATAAATAATATGCTAATCCTGATACCATGCAAGGCACAAATCTAAATGGTACGTCTGTTGCATTTGTATAATCACCAGCATCTTGTATTCTTTTTATAAAAAAGAAATGCATATCTTTAGATGCATTTGTTGAGTCTGGTGTTGGATAAATGTGTATTGTAACTTTATCTATAAATCTCTCTACCCAATATTGATTAGGAGTTCCTTTAGATAATTTGTTTGAAAATCCCGCATAAGTAGATCTATCTACTTTTGTCATCGGACTGTCTGATTGTGTTGTTTGAGTTCTATTGGATCTTAATTGTGCTTCAAGAACATCGGATATACCAAATACACTTGCTGGACTTGTAGTTGTTGCAGAAGTGCCATCATCACTAGATCTAAAAAAATCATAATCTGCCTGACCTTCTATAAGATCTAAATTAGTTGAACCTACTTCCCAATAGTGAATACCTCTATTACCCCATTCTTGAAACAAGATATTAAGAGTTCTTCTTGCATTTTTTAATTGATATCCAGCAACATTCTGTTGACCTATACGTTCAAAAGCTTCTTCTATTATTTCATCAATAGCAAAAGTTTTGTCGAACGTTACTGTTCCCGAAGTAGTATTAGCCATTTAAACTCCTACGATTCGTAAACTTTAATCCATTCACAAACAATTGTACCTGTATCTCCCGCTGCACAAGCTGGTAAAACGACGTTTACATCACCAGTAAATCCACTAGCTTCCGTGTTTTTTAATCCACCAAAACTAGAGTAATCATATTCCATTTCACCTGCTAAAGTTTGAAATACAACATCTGATGTTGCATCCCATTGCATTCTAATTGCATCAGCTGGTGCTGTTACTGAAACGTTAAAACTAACTTTGTTTAGTCTTACAGTTTTGCAAGTTTTACCATTGTTTGATGCTAATGCAGAAACATCAACTATTTTAGTTGTGCTTCCAGAGTTATCAGAAACTACGTTGTAGTGAGTGATAAGTTTTTTTGCCCCGTCAAATACAGTTGTATTTAATACTGTGTCTGCCATGTGTTGTCCTCCTTTTAAAGAGCGCCTGCATTACCAGGCGCTCCGAGTTTATTATTAATTACGCTGCAAATACAAATGCACCAGTAGTAGCGTCTGCTGCGCCACCCATTTTAGATGCAATGTGCCAAGTTCCTTTTTCATAACAAATAAAAGCAATCATGCTTCCTGTTGTGAATAGATTTGTTGCTGCGTTAGCCGGTGTAAAAGTCAATTTAGTTTCATTTGCTGCTGAAGTATCGAAAGTTACTTCTGATGAACCTCTTGATTCAATTACTGAACCAGTTGCCCAAACATCAGAACCTGCTGCATCAAACACTAAAGTGTTTGTTCCACCAGTTGTATCTTTTGCTTGTGCGTAAACTACTATAGTTCCTTGCGTTGCTGCAGGTAACGTACAAGTTGCAGCTGCTGCTCCTGTGTAGTTTACTACAGAAATAGTGTCTGCTGCTAGTGTAATACTAGTAGCTGTTGCTACATCTGATACCGATAAACCAGTTAAGTCAGGCATACCTGAACTCATTATAGTTGTAACTGCTCCAGTAGTAGTATTTTTAGTTGCTACCTGGAAACCTTTTTCCGAACGTACCGGTCCGTTAAACGTTGTTGAAGCCATAATTATATCCTCCTAGTTTTCTGAACATAGTCTCTAGGCCGTCCACTATACGGGTCTATGTTCTAATTAATTGTATAGTGATTAAAGTATATACTAGATTTAAGTAGAGCGCAAGAGAGCCTGTAATGTGGATAGGAATTTTCCAACGATGTAGCTTTTTATTAAGTAGCTACGGAAACTTCGGGTGCAGCTTCGTCTATCTTATTCTGCAGATGAGCTTTTTTAGCCTCTGCCATTTTTATATGACTAAGAACTTCTCTGACTTTTCTGTCAATCTTAACCATATTGAGAGTATATCTACCCTCATTAAGATGCTCCTGCTCCCATTCTAAGTCCAGAACCTTCTTTTGTTTGTAAAGATCCTGTAGATGTTGTATTTGCATCTCCATCCATAACCTCCTCATAGGTTATTCTGTTTATCTTGGGATCATTCATTTCTCCAAGATACTCCCATTGTATATCATTTTTTCCCAGTCTGTCAAGGATAGCATTTTCTAAGGATTGAGGATTATCCTCTGATAGGAGTTTAAATTCTGCGTGATGTTTGTAAGCGTAAATATGTACTAAAAATTTTTTCATTGTCT